GTAAACCGAGTGTGGGTGAGGGTTAGCACATAGGGGGTTATATTTTCGTAACCGGAAGGTGACATAGCATGGCGAAACCAGGTCCGCCACGTAAGCCTACATCAATTAAAAAGCTCGAAGGCAATCCGGGCAAGTATCCTCTCAACGATCAAGAACCAGAGTACGCGCCCGTGATGGTTGACGCGGAGCCGCCGGCCATACTCACAACGGAGGCGGGTCGTGCTTTATGGCGCGGACTACTGCCCGCACTGGCCTCAATCAACGTATTACAAGAGACTGACTTGCAAACCATGACCCGATATTGCAGAACATGGGGCCGATATGTCGAGGTTGAGGGGCTGATAGACGACATGGACAGCGGCGGCCACCCCATTCACAAGTACTTACAGACAACATCGAACATGAATATCATCCAGAATCCGCTCATCGGCGTGTCAAACAGGTGCTCAGACATGCTTCTTAAGCTCGAAGCCGAGATGGGATTGACCCCGGCGGCCCGTAGCCGCATAGTAGTCCCGCCGAAAAAGCAAGAGAAAGGCGGCATAGTATACTTGATGGACAACCCGCCGGAGGATAAACCGGGCAAACAGAAACGGAAACGCAGGCGGAAGACGGGATAGGGAGACGAAATATGAGTGGATTGAATTACAGACCACCGGCGCAACCACGAAACAAAAAGGACATGATACCATCTGAAAGGATAGCGCGGGCGCTTGAGAGGCTTGTAGAAACGGCTACCGAACCCGAACCGAGAATTATAGTCGTTGATAGCGAGTCTTACTTTGTTGAAATTACGCAAGCGGAAACCCCGAAGCGGATATTTCAACGCACATCAATCAAAACAAAAGACGTCTTGACAAAAGAGCAGTACGAAGAACGGTTCGGAAAGGACGCGGAATGATGGGACACGTGCCGCCGCCGCCAGCTCTCTCTTTAGATGAACGGCTGAAACTGATACCGCATATATACGGGACAGTGCGTATGCCGCCCGAGATTATCAAAGACGCAGTCGATGGTCGCTTGCGGTGGTCAGGCTCAAGTAGCGGTTCTGCGACAATAGATATCTACGTAGACATCCTCGAACAACGCGCCCGCGAAGCAGAGGCAGAAGCAAACCGGCCCGGCTTCTGGCGCAGGCTGTTGGGGTGGTTAGGACACTGGGCACGTATAGATGTCTGACCCCTTACGCAAACTTTTGCTTGCATTTAGGCAATCGGTTCTGATACTATTAGGAGCGCTAGAGGAATATCTTGGTGTTGAGCGTAGTAGAGAACCGAAACGGCGCAAGAAGAAAAGGGAGACGCGAGATGAACGTTGAGTTTAAGTTTGCTATAGACGACGTGGTTATCAATCAGTTCGGGGAAGTGGGCATCGTAAAGGGCTTGTTTCTCAATGTAAGCGACAAGACAGTATCTGTGAGGCACAAGGGCAAGGACAATGCTGCATGGGAAGTTGAAACAGACCTACGTCTTGCAACGGAAGAAGAAACGACGTCTATGGGGGTATAAGTAAAACAACTGAATAGCTACCGGGTGTGGTTAAACCCAGCGGCGCATTGACAAGGGCTACCGTAGCAGCGGCCCTATTCGATGCGCCGTTTTCTTTTGGGGAACGCGCTTGTACAGCGAAGCGAAAGCACAACACGCAGTTGATTTTATAAACCTGTTGCCGCATACCACAGGCAAATGGACGGGGCAACCTTTCGCTCTGAGGCCGTGGCAAGAAACCGTCATACGGAAACTATTCGGCACGCTGGACCGTGACGGCACACGCCAATACCGGCAGTGCTATTTCGAGATACCTCGTAAGAACGGCAAGTCAGAACTGGCGGCCGCCATAGCATTGTATCTGTTGTTCGCAGACAACGAAGGCGGCGCAGAGATATACAGCGTGGCCGGCGACATAGAGCAAGCTGAGATAGTCTTTAAGGTAGCGTCTCAAATGGTTCTTAAAACTATGCCGGAGAGGGCGAAAGTCGTTGAGTCTCGCAGGCGGATTCTGCCAGAACGTAACAAGATTCCGACAGGCGACTTGTACCGCGTGTTGTCCCGTGAATCAAAAACCAAACACGGGTACAACCCTCACGGTATTATATTCGATGAAGTTCATGTGCAACCTAATCGGGATTTGTGGGACGTGTTACAGACTGCCCTCGGCGCACGCGAACAGCCGCTAACCTTTGCAATCACAACCGCAGGCTATGACCGGAACTCTATCTGTTGGGAGCTGCATGAGTATGCGCTTAAGGTCAAGAACGGTCTCTGGAAAGACCCCACGTTTCTGCCGGTGATCTATGCGGCGGACGAAGACGCTGACTGGACGGACGAAAAAGTATGGTCTGCGTGTAACCCCGCGCTTGGAGATTTCCGGTCCTTGAAAGAAATGCGGACCCTGTTCCACCAAGCTCAGGAACGGCCCGCATTAGAAAACACATTCCGCCGTCTGTACCTGAACCAATGGACCCGGTCAGAGACCCGGTGGATGTCATTGGATAAATGGGACGCGTGTGTCGGTGATGTCAATCCCGCGCTGCTCGTAGGCGAAAGATGTTATGGCGGCATCGACCTTGCAAGCCGTGTGGATATAGCGGCGTTCGCGCTGGCGTTCCCCCGCGATGACGGACGGATCAAGATACTTATGCATTACTGGATACCCGCAGACAACATCCAGGCGCGCATCAAACGAGACCGTGTACCATACGATGTATGGGTTCGTGAAGGCAGGATGACGGCAACGCCCGGCAACCGCATCGACTACAGGTTCATTCTTGAATATGTGAAACAATGCCGAGACCTGTACGCTTTTCAAGAAATGGCATACGACCCGTGGAACGCTGATATGTTTGTGCAAGAGGTTATGGATGTGGCGGGTCAAGACTTCTGTGTTGAAGGACGGCAAGGGTACAGGACCATGTCCCCGCCTTTGAAAGAACTCGAAGGGCTGGTATTTGACCGCATGATAGAACACGGCGGCGACCCGATACTCAGATGGATGTGCGATAACATGGTCGTTGTCATGGACCCGGCGGGTAATCTCAAGCCTGACAAAAGCAAATCCACCGAAAAGATTGACGGCATGGTTGCGCTGATACTTGCTATCGACAGAGCGTTGCGCAACCGGGAAAGCGTATACGAAGACCGCGGGCTATTGGAATTCGGATAAATGAATTGGTATCTGCCAGAGATTATAGCAGGCGTTCACGGCTGGTTTACAGAGGACCGCGCCACTAAAGGCGGGTCATCCGGCGTGGCTACTCCCGAACAGGATATCATTGACTGGTTCGGCGGAGGTACAGAGACGTGGGCTGGAACGAGGGTTGACGAAGCCACCGCGTTGACGTTCGCGGCTGTGTTCGCGTGCGTGACAATCCTTTCAGAGACCGTTGGTTCGTTGCCGCTTATACTCTATCGGCGTCTACCGAACGGTGGCAAAGAGAGGGCGATAGACCACCCGTTGTTTCCCCTGATACACAGTTCACCTAATCCCGAGATGACGGGCATAGAGTTTCGTGAGTTCCAGATGCAGTCGTTATCGTTGTGGGGCAACAGCTACAATCAAAAGATACGAGACCGGGGCAACCGCGTTGTAGAGCTGTGGCCCTTGCAGCCCGCCTTTATGAAAAAGGTTGCCCGCGAGAAAGGCGAATTGATTTATCTATACCAGCCCAAGAGCGGACCGGAGCGCGTGTTCACCCGAGAAGAAATCCACCACATCAAATCATTGAGCACGGACGGCGTTGTCGGCCTGTCCCGGATAGCGTTGCAACGACAGGCCATAGGCGCGGGATTGGGGGCCGATGAACTGGCCGCCCGGTACTGGGGACAGGGTACGCACTTCGGCGGCTTCTTAGAACATCCCGGACGGATGGGAAAGGAAGCGCAGGAGAGGCTCAAAGACCAGATCAACAAAGACCGGGGGCTGGTAAAGTCTCACATGGTTCAGGTTCTCGAAGAGGGCATGGTGTTCAAACCTATCGGGATACCGGCAGAGGACGCGCAGTTCTTAGAGACCCGTCAGTTTAACGTGCAAGAGATTGCCCGCATATTCCGCGTGCCGCCTCACCTGTTGGCGGACCTGTCGAAAGCCACGTTCTCGAATATAGAACAGCAATCGCTCGACTTCGTCATCCACACTATCCGTCCGTGGATTATACGAATAGAACAGGCTATCACTCGGGACATTATACCACCGGCCGATAAGGGTACGTTGTTTGCGGAGTTCCTTGTAGACGCTCTATTGCGCGGCGATATAGCGGCGAGGTTTGCGGCATACAGTATTGCCCTACAGAACGGCATCAATAATCGCGATGAGATTCGGGCCTTAGAAAACCAGAATCCAATTCCTGATGGGTCCGGCCAAATGTATACGGTCCAGCTAAACATGGCGGACCTGAACTTCATTGCGGGCGAAGGGAACTTGCAACCGGAACCCGCTGATGCCAGTGCGCGGGTTGTAAAGAGAGCTAAGGTAGGACGGGAACGGCTACGGATACGCAAACGGTTCTTGCGCTTGTTCCAAGATGTTATGCGCCGGATGGTGAAGTTCGAGACATCGGAAGTTCGGAAGTCTGCACAGAAACGGCTGGGCACTCGAAGCGTTGCGACGTTCAGAACATGGCTCGATAAGTTCTATGCCAAGATGCCGGCAGAGATCAAGAAACGGATGGCCGGTGTGTTTGAGACGTATTCAAAACAAATGGCCGCCGCCGCGTTCCGGGAAGCTGGTAGCGATGAAGATTGGACGGACGGATTGGCGGAAACCCTGAAAGAATATCTCGACAGCTATACCGCGCGATATGTCAAAGCATCGTTAGGGCAGCTCGAAGAAATCTTACGAGAGGCTGAAGACCCGTTACGCGATACGGAACGAAGGCTTGACGAATGGGACGCCAACAAAGGCGATAGCGAAGCGGACGGAGAGACTGTGCGGTTGGGTGAGGCTATGGCGTTGACCGCGTTCACGCTTGCATCCGTGACCAAGTTCGTATGGCGCACGACAAGCTCCGACCCGTGCCCGTTCTGCCAACGATTGAACGGCCGCACCGTGGGCGTGAACAAGTTTTTTGTAAAGGCTGGCGAAAACGTGAAGTCTGTAGACGATGATAAGAAGTTTATGAAATCATATGGCAATAAACGCAACCCCCCGATGCACGACGGATGTGATTGTCAGGTCGTGCCAGAATGAGGAAAGGATTATGAACGGTACAGTAGAATTCAGACGAACGTATCCGCTAACGATGGAGGTCCGGGCCGACGATGAAGGTTCCGGGATTGGTACACTTGAAGGCCATGCCGCTGTGTTCAACAAAAAAACTAACATCGCTGACATGTTTGACGAAGTTATTCTGCCCGGCGCATTCACGAAAACATTACGGGAAGGCGACCCCCGTATGTTATGGAATCACGATCCTGGCAAGCCGTTGGCTCGACAGTCAACCGGATCGCTCCAACTAGACGAAGACAAAAAGGGCTTGCACGTCGTTGCGGATTTGCCGGACACAACATATGGCCGCGATGCTAAGGTGTCGGTAGGCCGTGGCGACGTTTCACAAATGAGTTTTGGATTCTCGGTTGTGAAAGAGGAATGGGACGAAGACAAGAACCTGCGGTCTATCGTGGAGGTTCGCTTGTTTGAGGTTTCGCCTGTAGCGTTCGCCGCCTATGAGACAACCGATGTAGAAGCACGAGCAGTAGTCGAAGCGCACAAAGCCGATACCACTTCTGAGCCGGGCCTGGATGCCCACTCGGAAGCCGGAGCGGATGAACGCGTTGCCGACGCACTGTTCATAAAGAGGGAACAACTGAAAGCGATTGAAAGGAAAGTGAAATGGATATCGTAAAGCTGAGAGAAGAATGTCTCGGTCTTGTCGATGACATGCGCACCATTTTGGATGCTGTCGAGCTAAGAAAGACGCCGATGACAGTAGACGAAAAGACAACCTACGAAAAGATGGAAGCGCGGGTCGGTGAGATCGAGGCGGCGGAAGAAACGCATACCCGGTCACAAAAGCTGGCGGAGCGTGAAACCCGTTTGTCGGAACACGTTGACGAGCCGCTTAAGCCCGGCGAAGCGTTGACGCCGGAAGACAGGGCGAAGGCTACGAGCGCGGAAGAGATGCGGGGTATTAGCTTGTATCTCGACGGGAAAGAAAACCGCGCCTTGGAAGTTCCCGAGTTCCGCGCTCTACAAGCGGACTCCGACACGCAAGGCGGATACACTGTCCCGAAAGAGTTCACCAGTGGGTTGATACAGGCAGTCGATGACATCCTGTATATCCGTCAGCTTGCCACTAAGTTCCAGATAACTGGCGAAAGTCTCGGTATGGTATCGCTCGATACAGACCCGGATGACGCCGACTGGACGAAAGAAATAGCGACTGGCGGCGAAGACTCCAGCATGGCGTTTGGCAAAAGAGAGTTGACCCCGCACCCGCTTGCGAAACTCATTAAGATATCGCAGAAACTTATGCGGGCATCGGGGCTGTCTATCGTCCAGCTTGTTACAGAGCGCATAGCCTATAAGCAGGCGCTACCACAAGAGGTAGCGTTTATGACGGGTTCGGGCGCGGGCCAACCGCTCGGCTTGTTCACCGCAAGCGCACAGGGTATCAGCACGGGCCGCGATGTGAGCACCGGCAACACCAACACAGCGATAACCTTCGACGGTCTTATCGAAGCGTTGTATTCGCTAAAGTCGCAGTACATGGCAAAGGCGACCGGCCTGTTTCACCGCACGGCGATCAAGAACATCCGCAAGCTGAAAGACGGCGAGAGCCGATACTTGTGGGAACCCGCGACTCGAGCAGGCGATCCTGCAACCATTCTCGGCCGCCCGTTCATTATGAGCGAGAACGTACCGAACACGTTCACGACGGGTCTCTACGTCGGCATGTGGGCGGACTTCTCCTTCTACCATATCGCCGATGCTCTGGCGATGGAGGTGCAGAGGCTCAACGAATTGTACGCTCGCACAAACCAGGTCGGGCTTATCACCCGGTCAGAAACCGACGCGATGCCTGTGATCGAAGAAGCATTTGCTCGCGTAACCCTGACGTAAGGAAAGGAGGTAAAAGCAATGTCTTGGAGAAACTTTATCAAGAACAACGTGACCGATGTAGTCATGGACCCGGAAGCTCTTTCGAGCGCAATCGACACGAACAGCACCCGGCTGGATATGAGCGGCTATGAAGGCGTTGTGTTCATTCTGCCTATCACGGACAGCGTTGCCACTGGCGTTGTGACAATCACAGCAGAGCAGAACATAATCGACAGCGACAGCGGTATGGCGGCCCTGACTGGCGCAAGCGCAACGGATACCGATGTCGGCGGCGATGCGCTCAACAACCAGATTCTCGTTCTGGAAATCGTGAAACCCGAGGAGCGGTACATCCAGTGCGTGCTCACATCGTCCGTCGCCAATATCGCAACCGGCAACATGATTGCCATTCGCTACACATCGAAGAAAGATCCGATCGTGGAAGGCTCGACCGTTCTGGACAGCACACTCGTAATCAGCCCAGCTGAAGCGTAAGGAGATAACGACGAATGAAACGACGATTCATAGTAGTGCTTGCGGCACTGTTGCTGCTTGGCGCATCTGTCGTTGCCCAAGACCCGCCTATTCGTACGGAACTCGGCGGGTTGCGCAGGGTCATTGATGCCACCGCGTCTCTGGACATAGCGTCCGGGGGTGAACTGGACATGGAGTCCGGGTCTGTGTGGAAGATAGCTGGTGTCACTGTCACGGCATCGGCGGCTGACTTGAACAACGCGGGCGCGGCGGCTTCCAACTTGGACTCGACATACGACTTTGGCGGCGCAGGCGCAGGCCGTACTATCGATGTTGATTCCGGGCCGGTAGAATTGACCACAAGCGACACCGACAACAATGTCGTGCTTGCGATTGTTCAGAACGATTCGACGAACGATAACACGGCCTTGACAATCGCCAGTGCTGCCGATGCTGCAAACGCAATATCCATCGACATTGATTCCCAAACCACGGGAAGAGACATCGAGGGGACAGGCGCAAATTGGCATGTAACCGGCGCGGGCGTAGCAACGCTTGTTGACGTTCAGACGACAACGGCCACGGTATCAGGCGCATTTACCGCAAGCACAAACATCACGTTGGCAAACGGCGGCCTGATAACTAACGACACGAACAACGAAATCGAGTTCGAGGAAAACTCGGAAGAGTTTTCGTTCGCGTTCACATCGAACACAATAACCTTTGCGACCGATACTGGCATCGACACACTGGGACTTGGCGATGTTGACGCGATGACAGGGGTGGGGTCTATTGCCTTCGACGCCGATCCTGCGAGCATAAGCCTTGCTGCCGATGGGGCCGCTGACGATCTGACAATTCAGGTCACAGGCGCACAGAACGCCAGTCTTGTTTTTGCATCTGCGGGAACCTCTGCGGATGCAATGACGTTCACAACTACGGCTGGCGGTATGGACTTGGTAAACGGCGGAGCGGCTGGCGGTGAAGACACGGACATAAGCGCAACGAACGCATCGGTCAATATCACGGCGGGTGAAAGCGCGGCTGATTCCGTGGTTATCACTTCGAGCATCGGCGGGATTCAGATTCTTGCAGCGGGTGCGGCGGCTGGCGAAGACATTGTCTTCACTGCTACTGGGTCAAGCATTACGGCTACGGCAACCGAAGCCGATGCTGCTGCTATAAGTCTACAAGCGAGCGCGGGCGGTATAGATATTGACGCCGTGGATGATATCAACATAGCTGTTGCGTCATCTGCGGGAGCCGATGATTTCCGTATAATCCAGACAGGCGCGTTCGATGCGTCTATCAGCCTGGAAGCCGCTGGCACTGGCAATGACGCGATTCGTCTACAGGCCAGTGCAGGCGGTATCGACATCGATGCGCTTGATGATCTGAATATTGCGGTGGCCTCGACGGCTGGCGGCGACGATCTTGTAATCGCGCAGACTGGCGCGAACGACTCGTCCGTTTTAGTACAAGCTGCGGGAACTGGCACAGATGCAGTAAGCCTACAGGCTTCTGCCGGCGGCGTTGATATTGACGCTGTAGATGACGTGGTTATTACGGTTGCATCAACTGGCGCAGCGGACGATCTTTCGCTTGTACAGACCGGCGCAGTAGACGCATCTATTCTGTTGACAGCGGCTGGTACCGGGACGGACGCGATTGGATTGACGGCCAGCGCGGGGTCGATTACTTTGGCGGCTCCTAGCGGCGACGTGAATATAACGCCAGACCTTGACCTTGCAGGAGCGATTACGGGCGACGGCGGCGATACGATTGACGGTATGTTGCGCACAGTAATAGTTGATTCTGACGGACTGACGTTGACCATAGCTCAGAGCGGCGCGATTGTCTATGCGACCGGCGCGGGCGTTATCAATCTGCCTGAAGGTTCAACCGCTAACGGCATGTGGTATACGATTGTCGTGGGCGCGACGGCTAACATTGACGTCAACCCGGACAACGGCGATCAGATTTTGCTACTGACAAACGCGGCGGGTGACGCTATCCGGGCCGATGCTATCGGTGAAAGCGTAACGTTGATCTGCGTGACTGACACGAACTGGGTTGTATGGGGTGCTGAGAAAGGCACCTGGGATGACGTAGACTAAGACTAACCGGCGGGGCTGGCTCCGGCTGGCTCCGCCTAAACGGAGGCACAGATGGAACGGCACACCGTTACTATTGTGACAGCCGCCGGTGGTGGCGGTACTGGCACGTTCACGCCAACTCAGGGAGGTTTCTTGCGATGTGTTAAATATACTAAGACAGACTATGTGAATAACGTCACGCTGAACATAACACAGGCAGGCAGCGCATTGAATCTGTTTGCGGCTACTATTGGCAACATGGACGTGGCGAAAACGTTTTACCCGAACCATGACGGCGTTATAGGAGTAAGTGGAGCTGCAGATACAAACGTCCATGCTTATGCGCCAGTAACGGCAGCGGACGTTGTTACTCTAACCATAGCGGCTGGCGGAGACACGAAGACAGGGGTCTTCGATGTGTGGATAGGATAGGAGAAAACAAATGAAAGTAGAACGACTTACATTAGCAGCGGGACCGAACGGCACAGAACGACCGGGCACAATCATCGATGTCGATAG